TGAAATCTTTTTGCGTTTCCTCTGATATGTTTCTTTTGGAGTAGAAATTATAATTTGGGAATAGCTTTTCTAGAATTTCGTTATCGTAAGTTTTTTCCATTTCTATTAAGGTGTCTGATTTGTATTCTGATATCCCAGTCTCACCAGAAGCGAGGGAGCCGAGTATTTCTTTGAGTTTTTGAGGTTGACCTTTAAGTGTAAGTTTTATTAATGCTTCAAATGGTTTAGCTTTTGAGTCGTTAACATAATCTTTCCATACCCCGCTATTCTTATATATCTGTAACGCTGTGGCATTATCGCCGTCACGATAGACGGCACTTGTTCTCCAATGATTACCATTGTCGATAAGCTTATAGCCAAGGTTTTCTAGCACCTCTTTCATACTTTTAGATTCCGCTGAAGTCTGGGATTTCATCTGTTTCTGAGTCTTCTAGTGGTGGAGTTCCTTCTATAGACCTTACAATATCGCGGAGGTCGCCTCTTTCTGTGATCTTGAAGTTGTGAAACTCTAGATTAACAAAATTCTTTCTGAGGTTGTCTCCCATTTGCACGGGTTGAATCGCACCAGCAACGTCTTTGCCTAAATGTCTGGACTTAACATTAACAAGCTTGTGGGTTCCAAATTGGGTTCCTTCAATCTCAATTTCGTCAGCGGTTTTGTTTCTGAGAATAAACATGTGAGAACAAAACGCAATAATCCTGTCGGAAAGAGACACAGTGCTTTCGTCATCAACTACGTTTTGCGCATTTCTGTTGTTTGTAATTCCAAGCCTGTTTGATTGCACGGATGTGATCATGGCTATGATTGGTTCTCCGTCGTGTAGAATTTCTTTCTGAACGCATTTTTTAAACTTGTCAACCATCTCTCCAACAATCTGCCACTCGTTTTTGTTGGCTGACGGCTCGCTGGTTGTCTTAATATAATCAAAGGAAAATACCATTCTATTGCCGCGACCAACTTTGGATAGGTAAAAACGCTTTAGAGTATTAACCATTGAGTCCACATCCATGCCACCAACATTGTAATAGTAAAACTTAAGTTTTTTGATCTTGTTCCAAGTAGCTCTTACTTTTCGAACAACCTCTTCTCCAGCCTTTCTCCATTCGCCGCTTTCTAATAAGTGCATCGGGACTCCTGATAATGAGGAACACTGCCTCATAATCAATTCTTCCTTACTCATTTCCCCATTGTCAAAGTGTAAAACTGGAACATCATACTCAGAACCGACACAGGTTGCATAATGCATGCAAAATTGGGTTTTACCAACACCACTTCGGGCTACTATGACCGTTATATTTCCTGGTCTCAGCAACGAACCATACATCTCATTGACTTTTTTATGAGGACCCATCATTCCAAAATCAGTGACTGGATTATTCCCCCTGTCTTCGATTAGGTCTTCCATTTCATCGTAGATGTTAACTGGCGAATCCTCCCCAGTTTCATAAAGGTTGATTCTGGAATTGTAAACGTGGTCTGCTTTTTCTACAATCTCATGATAAGGGATTTCTGGAGAAATGTTTTTCATTTCTCTAGCAATGTTTTGAGCCGCCTTGTAAATGCCCCTTCTTACGGAGATCTTTTTAAGCTCCTTGGCTGTTTTAACTACATTGCCCTTTGGAACTTTCCTTAAGGCTAAGGACTTAATGTAATCAGATGGGTTAAGTCTATCCTCAAATGAAAGACCAGCACTCATTATTCTCTGACCAATAATTACTTCATCTATTTCGTCGCCACTTTGAACGGCTTGCTTAATGATAGTAAAAATGGTTTTGTGAAGATTACTATCTTGTGAATAGAAGTCGTCACCATCTATGAAGTTGGATATTTCCGCAAAAACATCTGGGTCTTTTATGAGTCCAGCTAAAAGCTGTTTTTCTAGTTCTAGGTTATAAATCATTTTGTTATAAGTAAACGCCAAGACTTTCAAAGAAGTCGGTGTCTACGACATCCGACGAGTAAATCTCTATCAGCAGTATATCATTAAGGTTGCAGAAGTCAAGTTTTTTTTGATCCCTGTTCAACTGGTCTAGATATTTTAGTCTGGTTTTGTGAAAGTGTTTAACAAATTTTGTATGCTGGTCTCCTTGAACTTCTACTGCTATTTTTTTATTGGCATTGTAAAAGTCTAGCGATAGCATCGTACCAACCACTCTAAATTCCTCAAAGACAATGTCGTTTTTCCAGTAAGTAACCAGAAAATCTTTTATGTCTTTTTGAAACTTGCTTCTGCTCTTAGCCTTCCAATCAATTAGGTATTTTTTAGCGTTTTTTAAATTTCTTGGGCTACCGTATGGATCTAGAAATTTCATGAAAGTTCACCAATGGCGTTCTTGAAGTAAGAAACCAAGAAGGCTGATAGTCTTGCATCATCTTCAATTGTTTTGAAAACATTAGGTTCTCCTTGAAGGCTATCTGGAAACTCAAGATTGTTTTCAGCAAGCAACTCTTTGAATTCTTCGGTGGTCTTATACCAAGAGCCGCTTTTCTTGACAAATTCCCAAGCGTAAAGTAGATCAACCACTTCTTTCTCAATCCAGATGGAATTGCCGCCGCTCCTTCCATATCTAATTGGGTAGCTAATCTTTGTGTTTGTTTTTTCGTTGGGGGATTTCTTAACTGTTACTTGTGCAAAGTGACCGATAGATGGATTGGTTTGAGCGTCCATCTTTTTTACCGATGGGTTTTGCAGGATTATATCTTTGTTAAATCTTGGTTCGAATTCAATGATCCAGTTTGCAAAGTGCAACAGGGCATTTCCTCCAGTAGCCGTGGTTTGTCTCACTGGAGCCTTACTGTATGGATCAAGTTTAATGTCAGCTCTAACCTGAGAGATGAAAATAGCCATGTGTCCACGTTTAGCCAAAGCGATAGACATCTTTTTCATGAATGCTCCAGCGATAACAGCACCTCCAGCGATCTTTGCTGAGTCCTCAAAGCCTTTGTCAATATCATTTTTAGGCATCAAGCCATCTACAGAGTCCAAGGTAAAGCAATACTTAACTTTTTCCTCATTTTCTACGATTAGCTTACGCATTAAATCAACGCAGGTTTCATAAATATTAGATTCGAAAACAAAGCACGTTCCATCAAGCCAGTCTTCGGCTTTAAATACAAATCTAATGCCAGAGCGTTCCCTCATTTCTGGGGATAGTCTGCCTTCAGCCTTAATGTAAACCCCTTTTGAATTGCGGTTTGTGATAAGAAAGTTCTTCATGACCTCCAAAGCTTCCGAGGTCTTACCTCCTTCATTCATTCCTGTGAACCTGTGCAATCCTGGACCGAAACCTCCTCCAAGCTGTAGATCAAATTGCAAAGACCCACTTGAGATTTTATAATCCGTATCGTCTTCGAAATTATAATGATCTTCCTTATTTGTTTTCAGGAAATTGCCTAACAGGTTGATTGATTCCCCCTTGTTTTCTTGTTTTGCTTTTGTCTTACTCATCTAAAAAATCTCTAATTGTTTTTGGTTTGTTTATTTCTTTATCCTCCCCGAACTTCTCTCCTATATTATAAGTGGGATAACGCGAATTGTCAACCACATAATTAAAAGCTCTGAATTTTTGATCCATCGTGCTTTTTAATTTGGGGCTTGCTAGGTAGGCAAGTGAGTCGAATTGTTTTCCGAAGTTAACAATGTTCATAAACTCCAAGCTATATCGGTCGCACAGGGAGTTGAGAATCTTCATCTCTCTCATAAAAAATAGTCTTACATCTTTTTCTGGACGTAAGACTATTCTCTTGAGGATGGCGTGTTTGCTTATCTTCTTTGTCTTTGTTATAAACTTATAACCACACTTACAAGCTTTTACTCTTGTTCCTACAAAGATATTGCAAGATGGACATTGTTTTTTACCTGCTGGCATAAGCCAACAATATCACGGCTTAAGGTCGTTGTCAACCATCTTTTTTACCAGACCTAAAAAGTCGGTTTTTCTTTTCCAACCAAGCTCTTTTTCCGCCAAGGTGGGATCGCCCAGCAAAAGTTCGACTTCTGCAGGTCTGTAAAATTTGGTATTAACTTGAACTAAGACTTTATCACCATGAAGATATTCTTCATAAACTGATTTACCTTTCCAATGGCATTCTTCTGCGCCATAACCAGCGTAAGCAAAAGCTGTTTCTACAAATTCTCTAATGGTGTGTGTTTCGCCAGAAGCTAGAACGTATTCTTTTGGTTCTTTTTGGTTTAACATTTTCCAGATACCATCCACAAAATCCTCTGCGTCAGACCAGTCTCTTTTCGCTTCAAGGTTTCCGAGCTGGAGCGGTTTGAATTCATCCCCAATACTGTCTTTCCAAAAAATATCTGCGACTCCTTTTGTTACTTTGCGGGTAAGAAACTCTTCCCCGCGACGAACTCCTTCGTGATTAAAAAGCCATCCTTGAACTGCGTAAAGACCATAAGATTCACGCCATACTTTTACTAGGTGTCTAGCTGATGCTTTAGATGCTCCATACGGGCTTCTAGGGCGCAGTGGGTGTGTTTCATCCTGCGGAGCAGTAACAACGTCGCCAAACTCTTCCGAGCTGCCAGCGTTGTAGTATCGGCAATTAGGAGCGTGTTCTTTAATAGCGCAAAGTTGATACAAAACCG